CTGTCATTGTTAACATTCCACCTGGATATTTCTTTTTTAGCACTGTATTATCTCTACTTCTGCTTTTTGATGGTTCGATTTTTGCTTTTAATGGCTTCGTATCTCTAATCATTGGAGCGATACGTCTTTTTGAGAAGTCTTCCGCATTGTCCTGAGTTGGTGTTACCCACATAATAGGTCCTGGATCAATATCAATTGCATACCCTAACATATTCATTAACATTTCTGTTTTTCCAACCTGTGACGATGCTACTACAACGATTCTATGAATTTTCGAATCTGTAAAAGCACTCATAGGTTCTACTAAGTAAGGTGTTCTTTCCGTTCTCCATCTTCCTGGCTCCGCTGAGTTCTCTGGTGATAATCTTCTATATTTATCAGACCATTGTTGTACTGTTATTAACTCTGGTGGTTTGAAATTTTCTACGGAACGTTTAACGGTATTGTTTAAATTTTTGATAGCCTGCTGATTGCTATCAATCTTTTTCATCAATTTGTTGTTCCTTCCATCCCTGTCGTTCTCTTACTCTTTTTCTGTACTCTTCTGGATCATATTCATATTTTGATAGGTCTTCCAAAACCTCACATACCGCTTTCTTTACAATCTCAGAACATTCAGCCGCTGTGGATACTTCTGCAACATCAACCCCTATTCTTCCAGGCAAACTAAGTAGTGATGATCTTACTACAAGTACTAAATCTGTTGTCAAAGATTCTACGTCTTCTGCACTGTGCATTTGCCCATCTAGTTCCTTTAATTCCAACTCCATCATGTCTGCTTTCGCTCTTTTATATCTGACTTCTTCGGCTGTCTTTGCTTCGTCAAGTGACGAAATTTCTGGGTAACTCTTTTTCGCCAAATAGTCTAAATACTCCTTGACTGCAGTATACAAATTATACTCGTTTTTATTCTTGTTTTTTTCGTATGTTAAGACATCGTCTTTTGCCAGTAACTGTATGGTTCTTCCTGACTTTCCAATTATCTTTCCAAGCTCTTCTGACGATACCATTTTTTTCTGTTCTGGCATATGACTCACCTCCCTAAACGAACGAAATGCCACAAAAAAAATTTTCACACCTAGACGCCTTTTGGGCTCGCAAGCACCGCAGAAAAATTTTTTCTTCCAGAAGTACCTTTTAGCGCAATTTTTATTTCAACATTTGATTTATATGATGCTGCATACGATTCTCAATTTCTTCTCCCATGCGTATTTGTATATTTTTATAAACTTCTGGATTTTCTATCATTTGTGGCAATGATATTGACTTGATTACTTCAAGTGGATATCTTCCTTTCCCAGTTCTTTTAAATGGTAATTCTATTGTACCTTCTCCTCCACTTCTTAGTAGAAATGCCTTTCGTGATAGTACTTTTCTATTACCTCTCATTATGCTTGCCGTTACATTGTACTTTCTTTTCTTTGGTTTTACACTTGGTCGCATACTGAAGTGTGTTGGTGTTAATAGTCTTCCTCTATAAATTATTTCTACATTAGATAATCTACTTCCTGTTGCATATATTGAACCAGCGCTCTTACCTGTTTCTTTTGCTTTCTTCGATCCATTCACTTCATTCTTTTTGATATTAAACTTTTTCGTTACCTCTTGTGCCACCCAGCCCGGAGTCCTCTTTTTAATATCTGCAACGGTTCGTTTTATTATTTTTCCTGAGTCATTCTCCATATTTTTAATATTCGTAATCAATTTATCGTAATTACTAATTTCAATTTTTAAATTATGTGACATGGCTACCTCTTTCTATTCAACTCAAAAGGGTACTCACACATTATGTGAATACCCTTTATCATAAATCTAAAATAATACCCGAATTAATTAAGAAAAATTAGATCAACCCGATAATTGAAAAACAAAGTCGCCCATTGATCAAGCTTTTTCACTTTGATATTGTTTTAGGATCTTCTTCTAATATTTCTGTTACTCATTTATTTTATATCTATAATATTTTTATTCCAAAGAATAAGTAATCTTCATTGTAACTGGCGAATAACTAATAGCTGCAAAATCTGTATTAGTATAAAGAATATTAGTACCGTAAAATGAAACGTACCAAATGCCAGAAGCATTCATATCGTCAAAAGTATGCGTAGTAGTTTCATTCATACTCCCCCAAGATACTTCATTTGTTATACTTTGGGGATTAGTAATTACTATTTTTTTTGCTTGAATAACACCTGTTACACCTGGTATATAAGTACTTTTTATAACACTGGCAACTATCTCGACATTTGTTACAATAGCATTATCAGGTAAACTTCTAAAGTCAAATTGAATTGAATTTGAATACCCACTTTCTTTACCATTTAATACTAAATACATCTTTTCATTAGTTTTTACTGTTTTTGTACTTTTTGAAGTTCTAACTGCTTCAATCGTAGACGAAGCAGCATATGTACTTATTGACATCAAACTTAAAGAAAAAACTAAAGTTACTAGCAACGTCCTAAAACATCTCATTCTTTTCATAAAAAATCCTCCTTATTATTTATGTTTATATTCGTCTGTTTATATAAACATATTACTCTGATATTAATTATTTGTAAAGATAATTAGTCATATTATCTTTAATGTACTATTAAATATGCACCCCCCCCGCGTCATTGCAGGGTGCCTCAATAAGGAAGTATATATAAAGGGCTCACCGTTCTAGGAGTATGCAGTTTATCGTCTTATACGCTGCTAACTTTTGTAGGAGGACATTCATGTATTTATTGAATACCACAATATCATATTAGCACACGCGAACGTGACATGTGTGACAACTTTGATTGCTTTTCAAAAAACCTTTTGTAAGCTTGCTTTACACTATCTTCTGTATTATTTCCACCAATCGTGTCTGCTACTTCTCTCCACTTCATACAACTTACATTCCTTAAATATATTATTTGTCTTGTTAAGCTATCGTCTACATCGTTTATGTACTCCATTATTCTTTTTCTTTGTACCTGTATTTCAGTAAGTTTGCCTTGTATAATTGCCTGTATTTCTGCTTTTTCTATTGCAGCGTTAGCTGTTTTGTCACTTATTCCTGGTATAAATGGCATTCCAGTAAAATCTTGTCCCTTTATTAAGGATTTTGACTCCAATTTACTTAATTCTTTTTGCCACATAATAATTTCTCTATTTAAATAATAAATTTGACTTAATTCTTCTTTCGTCATCTCATTCACCCTCTTCCTGCTACCTGATCGCATAATTACTCCTTTTAGTGCCGCTTCTGCTTTGGCTTTTCTTCTCGTATGAGTGCTCGACATATGATGTTTACTTCGCATTCATCACATTTCCCTTTGCACCGCTTTACTACTGCTTTTATAATAAGCAATATCCCTCACTTCCTCTTTTGCTTTGTTGCTTTTTTATTACTCTACTAATTGTTACACTAGTCACTTGATACACTTGTGCTATTTCATTAAGCTTCTTTCCGCTTTCTTGCATTTTCATGATTCTATTTATTTCTTTGTTCCAGTCGATTTTTTTCTTTTTCTTAACTGCTGCAGGAAGCTTTATATTGTTTTGAATCAGAATTGATCTAATTTCGATTTTCTCACATGCATTTAAATCCGCTAATATTTTAATTTGAAGATTTTTGTTCTTTGCTTCTTTGTAGTTTCTTACTATTTCAGATTCTGTCATATACATTGTTGTTCTCTCCTTTCTTCCATTCTTTCCCATTGTTTATTCGAACATTTGTTTGTATAATTTCTATGAGGTGGTAAATATGGCATATGGTAAATACCCTGCTGCTGATTCACAATTGCAATTTGATTTAAGTCGCTATATTCCTGTTTCTGTAAATACTACATTCAACGTTCTTGGTGAAATGCGCCCTGATATGATTCAAATTGTTAATCTAGATGAATCAAAAGAGACTTTTAAAATTCTTGGTATTAAATCACATAAGAATATATCTGGTGGCATTCAGTATGTATGTGTTATTAACAGTTACAATTGTAAAAAAGAAATCAATCTTTTTTTCTTTGTTAAACAATGTACCTGGTATATAGAGAAGTAATCTTTTTTATTTCTCTATACCTGACTAATGTTTAGTTTAACTTATCAATCTTTCATCAATCATGCTTCTAAATATTCTCATTAACACAAATTTTGCTATACTATTACCTGCTTGTTTGTATAATTGGCTATCTGAATTTACTCTTGCAGCTTTTTCATAATCTTCATCTGAAAAACTCATTACTCGCCAACATTCCCTAGGTGTTAATTTTCTTATTCGCATGTTATCAATAGTGGCTTGATTACAGCTTGTAGTTAAAGTTTGTGCTACTCCTTTTTCTACACGTCCTCTTCTTGTCTTTGAGTTAGGCTGTTCTAGGTTAATACTGTCGCCTGGTACTGCAATTGCATAGCCTTGTTTCGTAGCTTCTCTTACCATTACTCCGTGCCTATCTTGCGTAGTAATGGTAAACATTGGCTCCTCATTTTCTTTAAATCTTCTTCCATTTTGTCTCTTATTAACTCGATCTGGTGTTAATACTGGTATTGCTATTTTAGGTTCTTGCCCTCCACCTTGGCATGTACTTAGTGTCGGACAACAACCGTTTATTGAATAAACTCTTCCTGTTTGTGGATTATCCCATGTGCTACCTTGTGATATGTTTCCAATTTGCATCACTTTATTTTCTTGTATATAAGGTGAGTAATGACACCCTGCTCCGACTCTTGTGTCAATAGTTGGTGAAATGCTATCCGTCTTTAGCCATGTAGGCTTATGATCCTTTTGCTCTGCTCTTAACAATCCCTGTACAGCTTTTTCCGATAAATAATATTTTTCATCCACTTCATCTTCCAAATAATCAGATAGTTTTTTTGACAAAGGTATAGGCTCTGGAAATTTATAGTTATATTCACCTAAAATACTTACCATAAAGCATCTTTCACGATTCTGTGCTACATCACATTGCGTTGCATTTATTACCTTTACATAGTTTGTATATCCTTTGCTTTCAAGAAAATCTTGCCATAGCCTAAAATCTTTTATATTATCATCACTGATAACTTGTGGTACGTTTTCCATCAACAGCACCTGTGGTAATTCTTCGCATTCATCCAAGATTCTTTCTACTTCCCAAAGGAGTCCGCTTCTTGTTCCTGATCCTTTTTTCATACCTTTCATTTTTCCTGCTAAGCTTAAGTCTTGACACGGAAACGAATATGTAAGTATATAGGTATTGTCTTTTGTATCAACTATTTTTAAATCTTTACCCTTTACCTTTGTAATATCAACAAGGTTATTTGTGGCTTTGATATTGTTATATGTATCTCTTAACCACTTTTCATTTTTTCTTTTTATGCTTTCTTTTAGCATTGGCTTTTTCCCATCATTTGATATGCCAAGGCTAAAAAGTACATTTATGAGTTGTTCTTTAGAAAATGATTGACTATAATCTGTATTATCATTTCCTTTATGTATCGCCTTATAGGATGCTATTGCATTAACTTCCCATTCAGTAATAATGTGATGCACAAAATGAACTCCTAAATCTCTAAGTGCCATTGCCTGACTTCCAGCACCGGCAAATAATTCAATTAATCTTATATCATTAGTAATCTTAAATCTTGGATACATCACATCAAATATTGTGTAATTTTCCATCTGTACTTAGAGTAAAGACGTCTTTATGCGGCCGCAAACCTCTTACTCCTTTCCTTTTTTTGTTAATTACTAATTTAGGTGAGATAGGACTTCTCTGTATGCTCTTACTTGTCCATCCATTCTTGCCTTTTCAATTTCATCTTCACACACTTCATAAACAGATTCTGCTACTCCTAACAATGATTCTACAATTTCTTTAATATTTTCCATATTTTTTCTCCCTATCTATCTTTATATCTTTTGATATAATTTGATACTTTTACTAAATCTCCATCATGTTTCGCGTACGATTGAACTATTTTTTCATAATGCATTTTCTCTGCTTTTGATAGCATATCGCAATATGATGGACAATAATCTTCTGATGTACAAGAATCACAACACTTAGATGCAAATACTTTAAAATTAGGTATTCCTTCGTCCTGTCCTTTTGCTTGTTCTAATGTCAATTTTAGTACCTCACTTTCCTCGTTAAAGTTTACTTTAACTATCTATTTTTGGCGCAAAAAAACTACTAACTTAATATTGTAGTTAGTAGTAGGTAATTAAACAAAATAATAATATATAAAGTTATTAAATCCATTCTTCCTTTATCTTATTGATATTTCTTTAACAATATTATCAATTCAAATATAGTCCAGAAAAGGACAATTAACCAAAAGATAATTTCATAAATACTCCTCACACTCAATTTTTTGTTCTTCTAGTCTAATTCAATATTTCTTCCAACATTCCAAACTTCTTAATACAACTAATATATTCAGCTACACAATAATAATTGCATAAATCCTCTTCATCGAGCCCCTGAAATGCACAAAGCTCATCCCATAAAACTTCATCGTCTTCTACAAAGTAAAATCCTGAAACTAAATCCACCCCAATAAAGACCTTATTTCCATTATTATTCCAATAAAATGTGACAGGATTTGGTTCTGTATCAGATGGTAATTTACTTCTTAAAGGCTCATTTTCCATTATGTTATAATAAATTACTTTATCAGCCTCTTCATCTTTAAATCTTTCCACTTCATATTTTGATGTTATATACTCAACAAGCTCTTGTCCCGTTTTTCTATTAGCTTGCAATTTATCTTTATATTGCTCAAATACTTTTTTCCACTGTTCTAACATTTCTTTAGTTACTGGCTCTCTTACCATTATATCCTCCCTACAACTTTAAATTTGTAATTCTTTAATATCTACATTCTACCACAATACTACTAACTATCAATATTAAGTTTTCAATGTCCGTTACCTCGTTAAATCTTGCATTAATTAACTTACTACCGTTTTCATGTGTGCTTTCATTGCAGCTGGTCTTTGCCATACTCTTTCAAAATGATTCCATTCTTTTGAATATTGCGCTTTTTGTCTTGTGAAATCACGTTCTAATTGTGAAAACGGAAGTGCGCCAGCGTTAAAAATTTCTCTGTTTCTTATTTCTTCTTTCTCCATGTTGTGTCCGATCAGCGAATAGCAGTATATTTTATTTTGATTAAATCCAGCCTTATGTAATTTCTCAACTGCTTTCTTAAACCTTGGAAGTTGACTGTCTGTATCACACGCAAGCCACAATGACTTTATTTTCTTAACTCCAATACTTTGAAGTCCTGCTATGAAATGATTGTCAATCAAATCTGTCTCTAATCCACCTTTAAATTCAATCTTCCTTTGTTGCTTAAGCATTTCAAAAACATCTTCCTTGTGCTTTCTAGATGTTTGAAGAAAATTGTTGTCTTGAATTATATTCCCTGGATATACTGGAAGTTCTTTCAGCAAACCTTCAATCTTTCTAACTCCGCACCATTTACAATAATTATTGCAGCCCCTTGATGTAAATATAATTCCGTCTTTCACATATAATCCTGGTGTGAAATTTTCTGCACTTGATAGATATGCTGGACCACCAAGTTTTACTTCTTCATTTGTCTGCCATTCCCAATCCGATTTTAATTTCTCGCAATAGTCCATATCCCAAGTGAAAGTACAAGTTATATGTATTTCATCATGTGGGGGAAGTAGTTCTGTCATGATTGGTTCTCCAATAAATACATACGGATCATCTGGTGTATATGAAGTCCTTCTTGGAAACACTCTGATTATTCTTTTTACTTTGCTAACGATAGCCACCTTCTTACCTCGTTAAAGACTAATTTTACTTACTACACTTCATTTCCCCAACAATCCCACCCATCACGGTAACTTCTTGCAAATAGTTCAAGTTTTGTAGATTTCTTAAACATATCTTCCAACATCAAATATGCCGCCTTTGGTTTTTGGCTATGCCTTTCTACTTTCTCTGTAATTAATGTAGAATATTTTCCTCTAACATCATCATCTAGCATTAAGATTTTCCCTTTTTTATAAAACCATAATAAATACTCATTCGTATATCTCACTGTAAATGCAGGAGCCATACCAGTTACTTTATGCCACACTATTCTAGCGTGCATTGTATATCCTAACTCTTTCATGAATTGTTCTGTTTCAATTAAATATTTGTCTATTGTCCACATGAACACATTGTGATTGTCTCTCGTGAGATTATCAAATACATTTTTATGTAGTTCTTTTATATCCTGCAGGCTCATAGTTGGATAATCTAACTCTCCTCCTGATGAATTCGGTCTTACTTTTTTCTTTCCACCTTTTCCTTGTTTCCACGGCGGATCAGTATAAATAATGTCATATTTTTTATTGCTTTTATATATATCTACTTTCATTTCGTACTTAGAGTAAAGAACGTTCTTTTTCAGGTCGACCAAAACCTCTTACTCCTTTCCTTTTTTCTGCTGCCTACGGCAAACTATTATTCTTGCTCTATTCCTGCTATTAGCTTAGTCCCCAAGATGCAATAATCGTCTTTTAATCCGTTGAACTCTTCTAGCATATAGATGATCTCCTGCTCTATAAATCTTCCTGTGTTATGACCGTCTTTGTGTTCTGTCATATGTAAGATATCTCCTACTCGGTAATCACAATCATTAATTCTAAGTTCAAAGTTCTTACGTTCTGCTGCCGCATCCTCAAAAAACATGGCACTGCATTTGATATAGTGTGTGATTGCTTCTCTTGGCTCTCCTTTTTTATAAATCTTAGTTTTAATCACTTTTTCAGGTGCATTTTGCTCAATCTTAGTCGGCTCCTGATTATTCTTTTCTTTCAAACCGTCAGATTCTGACGGTTTATTGCTCTTATCACCGATATTTACTTCGTTTGCCGCCTTTTTTTCTTGATAAATTATCTTAATTTCATTTGCTTTAATATCCTCTCCTGCTGCCGCTTTCTCTGCTAACTCTTTTTGTTCCTCTTTGCCAAGCTTACTTGCTTCATAAGTAGCGGTAAAATTAAGATTTCCTTCTTTGAACTGCTCTTTTACTTCCTCCGTTGCTTTTTTATTAATCACATCAATTTGAGCTATCTTTGTAGGAGATTCATTCATAATACCTGCTATGTAATTTCTTATTTCTCCCTTGATTTCGATACCTTCCTGTTTTAGCTTCATAATTACTTCTCTAAGCTGTTTCGTTTGCTCTACTTTCTCATAGTCGTTTAATTCTCTTGTGTATGCGTTACCAACCAGTAAAGAAAATTGCAAGAAAGTTTCCGTCATATCTTTATAGCGGCACTGCACTTTTTTGAATTGCTCTTTTCCTGATTCCACGAGTTTAAGTAAGGCTAATCTCCTTCTATGCCCGCTTATTAGTCTGTATTTTCCGTTAACACGTCCTAGCACCAAAGGTTGTTGCAGCTCTGCTGCTTCAATAGCACTTGCAAGTTCCTCTATATTTTCTTGACTATAGAAGTTCTCTTTTGACGGTACAATATCATCGAGATCAAGTAATATTTCTGTGTATTCATCCACATTCGTTTCAATAGATGCTTTTGATATGCTGTTCATTAAATTTAGAACATTAAAATCTGGCATTTTCTATACTTCTCCCCTTTCTAAGTATTCTTTTACAAATCGTCTGTAGTCTACTGCTGCCGCACAACGCTTACTGAATAGATCAAGAGGTTGGTTATAATAAGTGCTTGTACTTACTTTCTTGCTAAAGCGTATTCTTTGATTAAAAATGTATTGATTGCACTGTGTTCTCAACCACTCCTCTGCTGCTTCTGTCATTTCGTTCTTTTGATATGCTGTGATTAAACATCCTGCTATCTTGATATCATTATTTAATATCTTAATTTGCTCTACCGTCTTTGTAAGTATTTCTAATCCATCTAAAGACCAATTATCTAGCTGAATCGGGATAATTACTTCGTCTGACGCACACAATGCATTAATTACCTGCATCCCTATACTTGGTGCATTGTCTATGAAACAATAGTCATATAGATCACTTACTTGTTCTAGCTTTTCTCTGAATCTGTCATGCTGCGAACTTTCTTTGTCAAACGTTACTTCCATCATTGCCGATTCTAAGTGCATATTTGCGGTTATGATATCTAAATTTTCATACTCTGTATGCTTGATTAAGTCTTTTACATACACCGCTTTATTCCTCAAAAGCTCCGCTGTACCTTTTGTGTCGATTGGATTGTATCGTTTGAAAAATTTAGATGTGTTTCCCTGTATGTCATTGTCAATTAGCAATACTTTTTTATTATGTAGTGTTGTGAGGTTATAGCTTGTGTTAATTGCTGTCTGGCTTTTTCCAATTCCTCCTTTTAGGTTTAATAGTGACGTTGTTTTCATGCGATCTCCTCCTGTTTCAAATTGTTCTCTTGAAATATTTCTATAAATTCCTGCCTGGTATGAGTCCTTTCAAAGGCTCTTTGTCCTGCTGCCCGAAGTAACAAATTAGAGTTGTTCTCTTTGTAATTATTTTTATTGTTGTTATGTACTGCTTCTTTGTTTCCGTTTATATTTCCTCGATGATGGTAGGTGCAAAGATGTACTTTTAATCCATATTGCTCCGACAATCTTCGTTTTGACGTTCCAAAAAAGATATGATGCTCCTCCGTGTAGCTGTAAACCGCATAATTACTATGTAAAAGCATACATAAGTAACACGTTCCGTCTTTTTCATGCATGATACTTTGAGTTTTTTTGACTCTCTTCTTTTTTGACTTACATTTGTGACTTTTACTCTGTTTTGGCATTGATTTAGGTTTTAAGTTTGTCCTTGCCCGAAGCGGTGTTTTTGTTTTTAAAGGAGTCTTTCTTTTAAGCTCTGTTCTTTTCAATCTGCTTCCTCCTTTTTTTTATCTCATCTTGCAACCACGCAGAGTAGTTATGCGCTTTTACATTCTCTACGCTGATAAAATGCAACTTAGATAAAGCGTGTAGTGGTTTCCAGATATCTTTATTTTTAACAAGATTACCTTTGCTGTTTACCCAATCAGTTTGATACCAGTTATGCATCCATGTTTTGATTCCGCTTTCAACATAGTTAGAATCAACATAGATAGTCACCTGACAAGGTTTTTTAAGTATTTCTAATGCTCTGTAGCACGCTAAAAGCTTTAGTAGATTTGCTGTTACTTTTTCTTCTGACTCAATTTCTTGTCTAGTCACTGGCTCTTGATTCTTTTGTAAAAAATATTCAACTACATAGCCATAATAGCCCGTACCTGCGTTGGCACTTCTGATGGTAGTCTCTATGTAGATATTGACGTCAAACAAGTTATCCCACTCCTTCCTGTTTTAATTTCTCATATTCTTCTCTATCTTTGATTTGATTGATTCGACATTCTGTGTATTGTAGGTAGGACATTCCTGTATACTTATTGACTCCGACTACGATAGAATCTTTGTCTATGTAAAAACCTTTTGTTGGTTTTGGTCCATCTTCGATTAACTGTTTTACGGTCCATCTTCGGTATACTTTTCGTTCTGGCTCTGGCCGAACTAAATTTCTGGATGAGGAATACCTTATGAATTGTTTTTGTTCCTCTTCCTCGAATAGACTAAGCTGTTCATATACCTCTTCATCTGGAGGTTTCACGATATAATTTGCTAATTTTTTGTATCCGCCAAAATCATATAAGGTTTCAAAGCTTATATTGCCGCTTGTCCACAATTCCTTTGCAATTAAATCCGTATCTGGTCTACTATGGATACGATTCATCAAAACGTGTATGTGAACCCCGCCAAGCTTACCAATCTCCATACGATAAATGAATTTGAATAATTCACTTCGTTTCTTATATGCTTTTCTCATATCATCAAGGAACTTTTTGAGTTCCTTTTTCACTTCCTCCACTTTCTTTCTCATTCCCTCTGGATACTTTAATGTGATCCAGTAGTCCTCTGATAAGAAATTTGCTTTGATTAATCTTCTCATTCGTTTTTCTTTGTTCAATTGATTCTGCTTTTTGATCTGTTCGGGTGTCGCCTTTTTTCTTTCTCCTCTTTTTTCACCCTTTGCTCCGTAATTTCCTGCAAACTTATATTCATACTCAATTGAATTAATAAACGGCCATGTATCTTTCCAGTATGCCATTGTCCACCTCTAACTTTAATATACTTAGAATGTTACTCAAAGGGTGCGAAAACCCTTGATTTTGTTGACTTTCTGCCATACTTTTGATATAATTATTCATATAGTTTTTTGTTTTGTATGGCATTGGTGCTCATGATTATTTGCGGTAGTCATGAGTACTTTTATTTTTAAGGGATTAGCTTTTAAACTAATCCCTCTTGAAAAAATGATGAAACTATGCTATTTTAATATTGTTATATTTAAATGTTGAACTTGCGAAAGTTACCGCTTTTGCAGGTTCTTTTTCTTTCTAATTCTTTTACTAAATCAAATGTAAATTGTGCTAGACTAAGTAAAATTAATGTCACAGTCATTCTTTCATTGTTTAAGACCATAGAAGCTGTAAACATCAATAACAAAGATATTATTTTCATACTTGTCCTCCTTTAACTTACAAAATAGATATGTAATAGCAGTAGTGAAATATCTACTACCAAACCTGAGAGTGATTTTGTTATAAGTACTCCGATTCCTACTTCACTTGTGTTAATAACTACTCCAAAACGTTCTGACTTACTTTCTAATAGCTTGTACATTATTTTTCCCTCCTTGATTCATTTTTTCATTCTTTAATAGTTCTAACTCGGCAAGATACTCCTTGTCCTTTTTTATTATCCTGGATATTCTTTTCATATAATCCAAGTAGTTACAGGTTTCTTTGTCAATTAGATATGCAAGCAATGTAAATCCATTCTTATGGAGCTTTGCGCAAAGGTTGATTCTTGCAGTTTTTAAATTATTATTTAATCTTCTCATTGATTCATTTCTCCCCTATTCTGTTGTTTTAGTAATATTTTTTCTTCCTCCAGATTGGCTTTAGCTTCCTACCAAATATATGCTCCTCTTCGGTAATCAGCTTTCCATCTACTCTTTTGTAACTTTCAAACCAGTAATCTCCGTTAGCGTCCTTATAAAATATGCTAACTCTTCCGTCTTTGTCTTCTGTATAGCCTATATATTTCATACCGCTACTACTGCCTTTTATGCTGAATGCTTTTTTACGTGCTATCTCTATTTCATTATTGTTATTGCTCACTCTTCACACCTTCCTTTGATATTTGAACCACTTTCTTAATGCACTCCTTACAGATGTGTACACCTTCCACTTCTACTAACTTATCCTCGATCATAGATCCGCAAATGGTACAGTGCTGCTTACACTTTTCAATGCAAATGCTACTCTTTTGTAAGTAAATATCAATTGGATCACCCTCTTTCATATTTAACGAGTCTCTCATTTCTTTTGGAATCACAACTCTTCCCAAATGATCCATTTGCCTTACTACGCCTTTCATTATTGAATTCCCTCCTTAATTGGCAATATAATCTCTTGCATATTTTTACTAATTGGGTTTATTGAAGCCTCTACTTCGTAAGTCCTTTTTTCATTTTCAAAACTATAAACATGGCCGTTCTCGATTCGTACAGTCTGTCCACATTTTTCGTAGGCTTCGTGTAATTCTCCTATTGTTTTACTATCAAGGTTCATTAACAAGCTTGTACCTCCTGCTCACTTCCTTCTTAAGCGTTATCAAAATGTTCTTTAAAGTGGTTCTTTACTTTTCTCCCTTTCTTCTCTATCTCTTTGACCTTTTGCTAAAATCTTACATAGATTATTTGCTATTTCATCAAGCTGCTCCTTTGGAGTATTAAGAGTTGTACTTGTTATCGTGAACTCCCCGTATTTGTATGTTTTTCTTGATAGATAATCTTCACTCACGTTAACACTTCCTTTCTCTTAATGTTTATGTGGTAGGATTGTCCTATTTACGTTGTCCTATTTTTATTTTGTTTTATGTTTTTAGACATATTATTGATTTATTCTTCATATCCTCCTATACTATTCTTATCAGCACTGCAATGCTGAAATACATATGAAAGGAGTTCTACTTATGCTTGATTTAAACGATAAGGCTATTTATGAATTATCTAAAGAATTTACTTTTCTTGCTATTCAAAATGGATTGATTAGAGAAAAACCCGCACCTGAAGATACTGCAAAATCAGTCATTGCATTTTATAAAACAATTTTTGAAGCACTATCTAATAACTAAAATTTTATTTTTACATCAGCTCTAGCTTGAATTAATTCAGCTAGAGCTATTGTCATTTCAGGTAGTATTTTGCTTCTCCCTGTTGTTTTCAGTTCTTCTTGAATCCATGTACATATTGCGTCAATTGTCTTATCTAGATTTTCCATTTACAGTTCCTCCTTTCTGCCCTGCTGCTAGGTATTTTCTATGCAGGTTGCTTCATTAAATTTATAAATGCATCTGCTGTTTTGATTGTTCCTTCTAAGTATCCTTTCTGATACTCATTTGACTTTTCCCAAATTTCTGCCATTTTTTCTAACTTGGGAAGTCTTTTCTCAATAATGTCTTTTGTTAACCTTTTCTCATTCATTTATCTCACCTCACTTCTTTGCTTTTTGTTGAATGTATCTACATTGTACGTGATTAATTCAACTTTGTCAACTATTTTTTTGTTATTTTGTTGAAATATTCAACACTTTATTTTATAATGAATCGTATATATGATTGAGAGGTGAATAAAATTTGAATCAAAGATTAAAAGAATTAAGAGAGTATCTAGGCTTAAGTATGGATAAATTTGGAAGTCGTATAGGTGTCACCCGTTCGGCTATTAGTAAAATGGAAAGCGGTGCTTCAAAAATGTCCGAACAATCCATACTATCAATCTGTCGTGAGTTTAATGTAAATGAAGATTGGCTTCGCACAGGTGCTGGTGGTCCTGATAATAAGTTTCTACCTAACGATATGAGCCTTTATCTTAACATGGGAAAATTAGCAGAAAGTGACAATCGATTTAAGAAGTTTTGCGTAGAAACACTTATGAATGCACCCGATGAATTTTTTGATTATATTTACAAAGAATTTAGTAAGTTTGATCAAAATGAAAAAAAAGAAAAGGAATAGTCTTGTTGGCTATTCCTTTTGCATATCTAATCCTGTAAAGTATAAATTGCATTTTTGCTTTTCATTTAAACTATCAAGTAGCTATGTAATCATTGTTTTTCATACCATATATTAAAAAATCAAATCTCTTTAACTTTTCTTCTAGTTTTATTGACATATTGTTACTTTTTTTGGATAATTAGAAGTGGGAAAATATTAATAAGAAAGAGGGATTATTTATGAACAATACTAAGGAATTAGAATTACAATGGGAAATATGGCTACCTTCACTACATTTAGATGTGGAACAACTTAAGCGTCAAGACAAGGCTGTATGTAAAGATCTTACTCCTATTCAAATTGAAAATAGTACTGGAAAATTTAGAGGAAGTAAAACCGATTACATGACCTCCTTATCCGATTGTAACTGTAGAGATTTTGCAATTAGAAGAAAGCCGTGTAAACATATGTACCGACTTGCAAGTGAACTCGGTATTTATAAGTTAAAAAATGTATCTTCAAGCAATACGGTTAATCTTAAAAAGCGTATTGAGGAAATCATGCCAATAATAGAATCTATGACTGATGATGAGCAAAAAGAATTTAAAGACATTGCTTACTATTGTGGTAATAAAGGTGACTCAAATGGCCTTATTTTATCTGATATTGAGTTAGCTAATAAATATCTAAAGTTGGATCTAGTTCAAATAGTAACTGATAGAAAGAAAATATATACTTTAACAAATTATAACGATTTAAGAAAATTAATACATGATAAAACAATTAAATTACCAAGAAAAAAAGATGAATTAATAGATTTTATTATTCATAATTATCCTGACATAGATTTGCCAGTTAATCCAAATAAAGTTCATATTGAATTGCATCAATCCATAGAGCATCTAGGTTATACTATTCATAAAAGATTATGCAAAAAGTTTCCTAAAGAGAATCCTGATTACTTTTGGTTGTAATCTTTATATAAACTATTGATTTCATTTACAAGAAAAGGAATAGTCTTTGTTGGCTATTCCTTATTAAAAATGTTGCAGTTTACCTTTTTTAGTTTTTAGATTAAATATCCATACATTACCAGTAGGACTTACAAGTTTGCTCTTATTTGCAACTTCCTTAATAGTATGTATATAAAAATCATTAGGATTAAATTCGATATGCTTAACTAATATATCTTGGCACTCTTGAGGTTTCATATCCATTGGTGGAAATATCGCGCGTTCGGTTTCTATAGGGTTTATATTTCCTTTATTACCTACAAATGCACACATTCCATACATACAATTTCTTGCTTTTCCACCTATAATAAAGCAAGCTGGTAACTCAACAAATTCATTATTGTTTATTTTCATATCATTATAAAAATCAATAACTATTTTAATAATATCCTCAATAACCAAGTTTGATGTATCTTTAACCTCATTAAGTTTGCTTCTTAAAGCAAGTGGAAATAATAAATTTCCTGAAATTGCAATTGCCAAATGTTCATTTATTTCCATAATCTTATTTAAATTATCATTTTTTAAATTGCCATTTACGTCTGTACACCTTTTATCTCCAGCTAAAACTAGAAAATCTTGTGTTTGATATCCTATAATCACACTCATATAAATTAACTCCTTATTTTAACAAAAATAATTATCAAAGCTTAGCATTATTTACACCAAGGCAAAATACCTTTCATGAATTCAGCTAACGATTGTACATTCATTAACCATGCTATTAATATTAAAGTTGCTAGAACTAAGCAAGCTATTCTTACTATCTTTATATCAAAAGCAATCATGTTCTTATCGTTAATAATAAGGATAAATTTTATCAACATATAAATAACTTGAATTAATACAAAAGCTAATAAATCAACTACAAGAAGAAGCCTATAAATACTTGCACTATCAATATTTTGTAAAACTGATGATGAAAATGTAATTCCACCTACAAATGCTAGAACAATAGCAGCAAAAATACCGAGTATAGATATATATTCCTTTTCTACACCTTTAATTTCTTTTCTGAGATTTTCTTTTGCTTCCTCAATACTACCAGCAAAAATATTATTAGCATTTTCTATCTGATGTAGTGCCAGTTGGAAATGGTCATAAATTTTAATAATCATCTTTGTGCAATCTTCTGAAACCTCATTAGATTCATCTAATGCATACAACAACATTTTTTCTACATTAGTAGCAAATACTCCACGATCTATCATATCTAAAGAAAAAATATAATTACTAATTTCTGAATATAAAATTCTATCTATTTTACACGTTTCCTTAATATATGATTCAATAGAATTTACAGACTTTTGTGAACTATACCTTTTGCTTTCAATGCACAATGCTTGGCATATCGAATTTATTTTTCTTTTTGTATTTACATACTTTATTGATTTTTCCAATGATACCGTGGATTTATCGTCAGTTTTCAACAATGCATTTAATTTGTTACTACTCATTGAAATATCGCCTAATTGAATCTGTTGTAATTTCTTTGTTCTTACAAGGAATATAGGCATCATTCCACGGAGCCTGTCGATGTGTTATTGTAACTAAATCAGTAGCAGCATAATCGGCAAACATGTCTATAACATCATTAATCAATTGTCTATCCTCTACAGATATAACATTTTCTGAATACTCAACCCGATTAGAATTCCATATATCTTCTGCATCTAAATTATAATAAGATGAAATTGTTGGAATATTACCACTGCCATACTGCTTATATTCATGATATGCTTCTGGTACTACTGGCCCAAAATCCCACGCTTCTATTTTCTCTTCAAAACATGGAGTTTGTAACTTAGTATTTGTCAAAAAATAAGCTTGAACAAAATATAATATTTTTTGTAATTTAAGATTAGAAATGCCATAATTTTTATTATTACTATAATTAATTATATATCTGCATACATCTAAAACTTTATATTTACTCATAACACTCAATCCTCTTTTATATTAGTTATATTATTATATCATAATTTTATTTATTTTGATACAAACAGGTTGATATTTTAAATTTATAAGGTTACATAAATAATTAAAATATTCTTATCCTATCACTTTTTATTTTCGAGTCTGTTAATATTCTTTTTCATTCCCAATCCAATGTAATATAAGTTTCTTCTTTGATTTTCGTTTAAAGTTTCAATTAACTCTATTAATAGGTTTTTATAATAGATATTTTCTTCATGGTGTTTTATTCTGTGGTTTTTAGCTTTTTCATACGTCAATATAACCCCTCCCTCACTCTTTTGTAGATTTGTATAGAATTATTATAGAACGTTTGTTCGTAATTTGCAATAGGTCTGATTCGAAATTCCGTATTTTATTAATCTAGTACTATTTATCTATTTTTTTAACTATATCTATTGACATAATTTGTAAATTTTTAGATAATTAATTAGAAACTTGTAATTTTTTTAATCATTAAAGAATGGAGTATAAAATTATGTATTTATACAAGCTTAGAATTCAAGGATTTAGAAAGCACTTTGACACTACTATTACTTTTTCTGATTCCTCTTTCTTAATAGGTGAAAATAATGTTGGGAAAAGTAGTATACTACATGCTTTAGACTATTTATTAAATAATAAACCAAAGGTCTCTTCTGATGAATATTTATCAAGTACAGATAAAGAGGGGCAAAAATTTAGAATAGCTAATGAGGTTATTTTAACTGCTGAATTTAATAATCTACCACACGAAGCAACAACTTGGAGAGGTTTTAAAGGCCGTATCCTTAATACTAATACTACTTTAAAAGGACAAACAGGTTTAAGTTTTATATATAGAAAAACATTTCCTTTTAATTCTAGTGCTATAATTGAAACCATGGAATATAAGAAAGAAATGAAATCAAACTTCAAAAATTGCAAAACTATTCAAGAATTTTTAGACAACGGATTAGAAGAAGATTCTTTAAATGAAGAATTAATAAAGCTTGATAGAAATAAAAAACTTGTTGCTGCAGACAAAAAATCATTAAACTTAATAGAAGATTTATATGACGTTGATGAAAGCCAAGCTGATTGGATTAAAAATCCTGGTGGAATACCTCAAAATGTTATAAGTAAGCTACCAAAATTTTTACTTATTCCAGCACAAGACAAAGAAGATGAAATTACTGGTTCATCAGGAACATTACAAAATACTCTTAATGAACTTTTTTCAGAAGTAAGGGATTCATCTGACAATTACAAAAAAGCACAAGAATATTTGGAGAAGCTTAGCAACGAACTTAACCCTGACGATAATAGTACTGAAATTTCTAAAATGATTTGTGAGTTAAATGAAATTGTATCCGAGGTGTTCCCAAATACTGGTATAAGTGCATCAGCAAATCTGAGTGATGCAGATAAAGTAATTAAACCTATTTTTAATGTTGAAATGAGTAGCAATATTTCTACTTCTGCAAAGTTACAAGGCACTGGTTTAATAAGATCTACTGTTTTTGCTTTATTAAGGTACAAAAGCATGAGAGATAATAGAAGAATTGAATCAAATAATAGACCACTTGTTATTGGTTTCGAAGAACCTGAAATATATCTACATCCAAATGCAATAAATAAAATGAGAGATACTATATATACTTTGGCAGAAAATGGAAATAATCAAATAGTTTGTACTACTCATTCACCATATATGATTGATATAAGTAAAAAACCATCACAAGTACTCAATAGTTTTATTACTTTTTTAAAAGAAGATCTTGTAGATGATGAGAACGTTGAAATTGTTAAGTCAATTCCATTTAATGTTACTGATGAATACAAACGTTTACAAGGCAATTTAAAAGATTATATCAAAATGATACTAAAAATTGATGATACAGTTGCTAAAAGTTTTTTTGTTAAGAATGTGCTAATTGTTGAAGGTGACACCGAGCAGATTGTGTTGACCGAAACATTTAATAGAATGCCACCCTCTTTAAAAACAGACATATTATCAAATTGGCATATTGTAAAGGCTCGAGGTAAGGCTGCAATTATAGCTTTGATCAAATATTTAAAATCGATGTCAATAGATGTATATGTTATTCATGATGGTGATTACGATACTCCAGGCGCCGAAAAATTTAATGAGCCCATACAACAAACGTTAAATAATGATAGTCACTTAGTAGTTTTACAAAATTGTATTGAAGATGAAATGGGCTATCCTGCACCAACTTACGATAAGCCTTTTAAAGCCTACAAACATATTCAAGATACATGGACAGATTGGAATTCTATACCTAAATCTTGGAGACGTTGTATAGAAAAAATATTTACAAACGGTAACGAAATAAATATATAAACTTTTTTATAACAATCTAAGTAAATAGCTGCTTCACTAAAAAAGTACGGTCAACCCGTACTTTTTTTGTATTATAATAATATTAATTTGCTTTTTTTAACTCACCTTTATTATTATAATAATCCTTTTTAGCTAATTCAACTTCATCACTTCTATCAAATACTATGTTTTTGCTTCCTTCAAATTCCATAAGAATTCTAAGCAAAAAATCTCTTTGGTCAAAACAATAATAAAATGTTCTTATTCCAATGTCTTCCATTTCACATTCCATTTCAGCAATGATTCCGTCATTACCTTTATAGTATTTTACATAAGAATAATTGGGTAATTTAGCATTATCTAATAAATTATATGGCGTTAGTATTGGTGAATACAACATATCATATAGTTTCTTAATTTTTGAATCCATATTGCTCCTCCTATTTGTAGTGCAATCTCATTATACATCAATTCTATTGAAGCTGTAAATACTCTTCGATAACCGTTTCTACAAACTCTTTTAAAGCTGGTAATCTTTCTAATGCAATCTTACATTCCTTAGTATCCCATAAATCTCTTTTCATTCCAAGTGAATTTTTAAGATAATCATTAAAATATGAAGCTAGCATCCCTCCGTTTTCATTTATCTTTTTGATCCATTTATATTGTCCAGTAAAAAGTCTGCAATCTTGTAATGTATTATCTCGTAGTTCAAGATTAAATTTAGTAATTATGTCAGGAACTATTATTTCTCTAATTTGAACATCTATTTCTTTTTTCAAATCTCTAAAATACAGGTCTGGTCTTTTGATTGCCTCAGTTTCTTTTGATTGAGAATCATTATAAATTTTACGTGCTGCTTCTTCTGTAATTTTAAGTATTTTCTTTAATTCATCTATTGCCTCTAATTCCTTTTGTTCATCTATCTTAACTTGTTTTATTAGTTCTGTATTCAAATATACATCTTCTGTAATTTTGCCTGTTCCATTCTCTTTGGCTGTTCCGTATGTAATTGATCTAGTTTTCCCTTGGCCTCTGTCTACATCAGGATATTCATCTAGACTATTTTCTTCCTGCAAATGCTTTATTATTTCACTTTCCTGAATTTCAACTTTGTATTTTTTCCATAATTCATCTAAATAGAGATTGTAATGTGAAATAATATCTGCTATATTGTCCTCTGGAGAATTCGGATTTGGTATTGCTCTTAATACTCTACCAATGAACTGCTCATAAGGTAAGCTATTATTAAATGGTCTAAATATTGCTGCTATACTCAAATATTTATGGTCGTATCCCTCTCCTAGCATAGCAACATTAATTATAATGTCCAATCTATGATTCTCTATATCACTATATATCCTATCTTTTTCTTCGGGTGATTTATTACTGTGAATTACCTCTGCTTTAAAACCTCTAGCCTCATAAATTTTCTTTATCTGCTCAGCATGTTTTATACTACATGCCACCGCAATTATTTTATGTGGAATCTCTGGACTTATATTACGTTTTTTATTCAATAATTCAAGACTTGCATCAACCACTTTTTCTGAACATTCAGTTGATAATGCAACTGTTCTTTTAACCCAATTCTCATCTTTTATATCCTGTTGATATAACTGATTTAATGTATACAACTTTTCGTTATCATCGTCAATGGTAAAATATAACTCATCTGGAATATAATTTGAGTTTCTAAGGGATTTAACAAATCCTTTTGCCATTGCTTGACTTAGCTTATATTTATAGATTAACTTTCCTGCCAACTCTACTCCGTCTGTTCGAATTGGAGTACCCGTTAACTTAACTACTTTTGCCTTATTAAAATAATCAATTGCTGTTACCCAAGTCTTGGCAGGAGAATGATGAGCCTCATCAATTATTATCATATCAAAGTAATCTCGAGGAAGATAATTCAAAAATGACTGTTTAAGACGTTCCTGTAATTTATGTATATTTAGTATAACAAAATTTGCTGTATCTAATATCTCCCTCTTAGTGGCATTATATTCAACTAAAACTGGTGCTTCACTGACTTTACTAAACACTTTTCTCTCATACCAAAAACTCTCTGGATTTTCTGGATTAAGAGATTCTACTATGGTGTCTCTAATCGTAGTCTGTGGAGTTATAACTAAAACTCGACCTCTACATATGTGATAAGGTAGCAAACCAATTAGCCCTGTCTTTCCCACTCCTGTCGGTAAAACTAAAATTGCATGCTGTGTATTATTACTTAAAAAATGTTGATAAGTCTTATAATAACCAACTTTTTGTGGATCTCGTAAATTAGGATTTAAGTCTATCCACGGATTAGACTCCATGAAATAGTTACTATTGTATTTTTCTAAAGCCATTATATCTCCCCTTTGTTTTTTATAATTTTACCACTTTTTACCATACAAGTAAATTGTATTAAATATATTTAATATATACTATCTTGGAATACTATTTATTTCATGTTACTATTTATCTCATAAGGAGGCAATACCATGATAGGAATCTATGTAAGACAATCAATTGAAAAGCGTGACAGCCTTTCCATTGACTCACAAATAGAAAAATGCGTGAACCTTTGTAAATTAAATGGTTGGAATGATTATATCATTTATAAAGACCCTGGTTACTCTGGAAAGGATCTAAACCGCCCAGACTTTAAAAGGCTAGTGAAAGACGTAGAGAATGGAAAGCTAGAATATGTGGTCTGCTACCGTCTTGATCGTATCAGCCGTTCTATGAGAGACTTCGTTAACCTCATAGCAGACTTTGATGAGTGTGGTACAAGATTTGTATCTGTGACCGAGGCTATTGATACTTCTACTAGTGCAGGTCGTGTTCTTATGACTGTCATTATCGCTATGGCTCAAATGGAACGTGAGAATATTATTGAGCGTGTCACGGATAATTATTACTTCCGCTGCAATATGGGTTATTGGGGCGGTGGAGTTGCTCCATATGGCTATAAATTAAAGCGTATTGTAGAGGGCGGAAAAGCTCATACTGTTTTGGATATAGATGAAAAAGAGGCTTCCATTGTAAGACAATTTTTTGACTGGTATCTAGAGCCTGAGGGGTCTGTCCGAAGCATCTTAACCAAAACGATAGAAGCTGGTATTAAAACAAGGAATGGATCTCTCTGGACGAGTCGAGTGGTATCCGATTTACTTTGGAAGCCCCTCTATGCACCAAACAATATGGACATTTATAATTTTTTCAAGACTCTAAATGCTCATTTTGTTAATAGCCCAGAGGAATTCGATGGTACTGCTGCCGTTAATCTATATGGCAAACTAGATAAGAAAGCAAGCAAACATAAGAGGTGCCGTAGTGTGAAAGATCAGTATTTTATTGTCTCCAAGCACCAACCACTGATTGATTCCGACACTTGGATTAAAGTACAAAGGAAGAAGGGATTTGTTATGCAGACACCACCAAGAAAAGGAACGAGTCAAAATTCCATTTTTACTGGCCTCATTCGATGTAAAGAATGTGGCAGCAATGTTTCTATTATGAAAGATGGAAAAGGTTATAATTATTATGTATGCAGTTCACGCAAAAACCGTGGGAAAGGCTCTTGCTCTCTTCCACTGATTTCTCAGAAAAAGTTTGACCCTGCGATTTTACAAGATTTAAAAGTACATTTTCAGGATGAAAAAGTACTAGAGAAAATCAAAGACTCTTCTACTCCAAGTTATTCTTCTGAGTACCTGATTAAGATGAATACTCACAAGATGGAGTTAGCTGCGATTGATAAAGAAATTGAAAACCTTGTGGCTGCTGTCGCATCTGGTAATGATGTGGTATCGAAATATTTGAATGAGAAAATGAATGAACTGGATCAGAAAAAGTCTTCTATCAATAAGTTAATACAGACTTTAGAGATAAAAGAATATGCCCAAAACAATCATTTTGTAGATTTTAAATCAATTGAGAATCTTGAAGAACAATTAGAGAATGGAACCTTTGCTGAACAGAAAAATATCGCTCAGAATCTTATTAAGAATATCTACGTCAATGCGCAAAAAGAGATAGAAGTGGAATATTATTTATAATTCCGCTTCTATCTTTCTTTTTGCGTCTAACAGTTCAACATCCCACTGAATTGGATAGTAATTCGCTTCATAGGCTGCTTCAATTACAGTATTATTATAATCTCCGTAAGGTGGTCTGAATAGTAATAGGGTATAAAATAAATAATTTCTACAAACATTTTACCAATTCTTACACCGATAATTTATATATACAAAAAAGAGAGCCTGTTAAGACCCTCTCGTTTGCCATTATTAATATTTTTATAGTTTCTTTACATAATCCAAACAAATCCAACCTGCTCCACTTTTTAAATAACCCCAGTTTGAAATAGTCTTAGTAATAGTGTAAACTCCTTTATCTCTAATACTTCCTACTTGGTCATACTCTGTCCCCGCTCCTTTTCTTATTCTTAAACTATCTGCTGTTACTTTTACTTTGAATATGTCAGTAGCTTTACTTTTATCTGCTGCAATAGTTGTTTCTTTTGTTTTCAAAGTATTTGTACTGGATGTATTGGCAAGATCTGTATAGCAATGTGAAATATCTACATTCCCACTAATCCCTGCTATGTTCCCTTTTGATGTATACTGCCACATATCTTTTCTATGTGTTGCCGTACAAGCATTTGCATACTGTGCCACCCATACATAATAGTCTAAAAGCTGTGATACATCCAGATTGCTCTTAAACCAACTCGTAGAGGCATAAACACCTGACTGATAACCTAACTCTTCTATTCGATTACAGAAAGCTTTACAAATAGCGGTGCGCTGCACTTTATTGAGTTGATCGGCTCTGCCTGTGTTTCCCTTTGCCCCACTTAATTCACTATCATAAAAAATAGGAAGTGATACAACATAATCCTTAATCTGATTTACCGTATATTCAGCTTCCTCAATTGCTTCGCTTTCATTAATTGCTTGTGACATAAAATAGATGCCTGCAGGAATGTCATTAGCAGTTGCACCTTGTATATTACTTAAAAACATATTATCCTGCTTGATTGTTCCTGCTGTATATCCCCTATATGCAATTCTTATAATGGCACCATCGCAGTCTACTTTATCCCAATTAACAGTTCCATTCCATTGTGACACATCAATCATTTTTTTATCCATATATATTAACCTCTCTTTCTACGTTTAAAAAGAGGGCGATTATTCACCCTCTGTACCTGAATTTGTTATATCTTCTACTTTCTTATTGACGATATCTAGTCCTTTGATTAAGAATGTTGGTACATTAGCTCCCATAGCAACTACGTTTTCCAAGATGCTACGTAACTCATTAATCAAATATGTAGCCAACGTGAAATAGCCAAACAGTACCACGAAGCCTAAATCAATTCCCACCATGTTTCCCATATCCTTAAATACAATGGAAACAAAAAAGGCAATACAAATCACCACCCAATACCAAACTTTCTTGAAGATTCCTTTTGCTCCGACTGCTGAACTTTCATTCTTCAAGTAGTATTTTGCTTTGATAAAGCCGGTAGTATAATCTATGATATTGGCTACTAAAAATCCAAGGAATAGAAACCAGTATCTCCCTAATAGTGCAGCTCCAACCGTTGCAATTGTGCCATAAATTAAATTTGTCGTGTTATGAAATTCTGTTAATTTTGTCATAGTCCTTTACCTCTTTTCCTTTATTTGTTTTCTTCTATAATCTGCTGCATTTCTGCCTTTTGGCATAAAAATAAGACCTCTGCGGTCTTTGTATAAGTTTCTATTTTGATTTAAAAGCACCCCGAAAGGTGCTTTTTATATTTTTTTAATTAACTAATATTTTTAATAATACACTTCTATTAGCCAATTTTTTGCTAAGAGTTTCATCATAGCTTGTAATTATAAATCCTCTATCATACTTTCTTGTTGTCAACTTACCCAATTGCTCTGTAGTTAAATCCATTACCCCCAATACCTCACCCGCAGTAATTGTAATAGCTTTATCTTCTATATCAGGATATAATATTCCGTTAGTACTCGTAATGTTGTTATTTGTGCCAACTATACTGGTGAAATTTACACATTCTTTAAATTCTGTAGGATTCAATGTGTCATATAACTCTTTGCTTAGTTCAAGTCCCATTGCTGCTGAAAGTGCCGTTTCAGAATCATCTGTTTCTAAATTATTTGCAATCTTAACTTTTGCCTTTCCATCCTCTGATACTTGCAAACCAGTACCAATCTTAATATGGCCTAATTTAGTATCTGATGCTACCTTATCTACATGATTATTAACTTCGCTGATACTCTTTTTGATTTTTCCCCACATCGTACTATTTGTATCAGTACTGTCAATTTGTGCTAGTTCATCTGGTTCGGTAATCTCTGCTATTTTTCCTGCATTTACATGAATATCGGTATTTCTTAAATGTTCATCTAAAATTGTAACATTCTCCCCAAATGATTCAATATTAATTTCCTGAATCTCTGGTCTTTTTAATCCGCTTTCTGTTATTTGCATATTTTTATCCTCCTATAATTAAATAAATTTTTAGTTCCAAATACAAATAGCATTTTTTTCGCTGTTCAGTCAGCTATTAATTTGTAGCCAAAGTATAACATGTATTAATGTATCATTGTGTATCAAGTTAAAGTACCGAATAGCTATGATATTACAGGCAAATCACCCATTTAAGCTGTATCCAGCTTCCTGAATAGAGCTTATTTCATGTGAATAACCTATTTAACTTTTTTGCATGGCCATGAAAAAAATAAGCCCTAAGGCTTAATTTAATAGTTTTTTATAATTAATTCTTGATATCGCTCACCAGATGATTTCAAATTATGCTGTCTGTCAACTGCTACCATATTATACTCTTGATACAGCTCACGAATAAACTGACAATCATTATATGATAAAAGGCATTTTCCTTTCACTTTATCTAATGTTTCTTTTAGGCGAATATGATCCTCCTTTTCAAATTTATCATTGTAGTATTTTTCTGTCCCATAATATGGCGGATCCAAATAAAACAATGCCTCTTCCCTGTCATATGTTTTGATAAGATTTTGAAAATCTTTATTCTCTATCACAGTAGTTTGTAATCTATCTTTTACGCAAGATAAGTAATCTATGCTGTTCTCTAGCTTCTTACCTCTCATAGCGAAAGACTTTAAATCTGTACCAAAGCTGTTTTTGATTAAAATAAAATACCTGGCTGCTCTTTGAATATCAGTCAGGCCTCTGGCATTGATTTGTTCTTTACTATCAAAGAACTGCTCTCTTGAAACTAACATCCATTCCAACTCTTTTTGTAGTGCTTCACAGTGATATTTTACGCAGCGATATAAATTAATTAACTCACCATTAATATCATTAAAAACCTCCATTGCTGCATGGCGTTCCTTGCTGAATAAAATCCAGCCTGCACCTCCAAATACTTCAATATATCTATCGTATTCTTCTGAATTTGGAAACTGTTCTAATATTTTTTTACGTAGTGACTTCTTGCCGCCAATCCACGAAATATAACTATTCATTATGTTTCATCACCTTTCTTATCTTTTGTATTGTGTTGTTGTATTGAGTATCATTGTAGGTGATATTCTAATAAAAAAGCATTTATGAATCTTCTATGGCTAAGTTACCACAATCAAGACTTTCCAATGCCAGTTTGACAGAACTTTGTAGCTTGTCCGGAACTTGTGTCATTGTTTTTTCGCCTTTGATAATTAAAAATGCATAAATATATTCCATACATACTCACCCCTTTCTTAAATTTTATTTATATGTTAAGCAGGAAGAAGTGAAAACTTCTTGCTATAACTCTTTTACTTTTTATTTAAATCTATTGTTTCATATATTTCAGCTATTGCCATCTGAGTTTTAGTTAGCTCCATTTTATATTTGCTAACCTCCTCTGTTAAAGAATCTACTGTTAGTTCATAAGCTGTTTTAGAGGATAATAAAATTACCACCCAGTATGTACCCGACTTATTCTTTAGATCTGCTGATGCAAATTTTAAATTTTTGTAGTCACTATGTGTCCCATCATCAAATGTGA